AGCTCCATAACAATAGCTGACAGTGATGGTATAATCGTTAATGATGGTGGCACAATGAAATCTGTTCCTGCATCTGACGTTAAAACATACGCAGCAGGGGACTCAGCAAGTAAAGGCTTTGCTACAGCGATGGCGATAGCATTGTAAAGGAGAATATATGGCACAAGATTTTGAACGAAATACAGCCAACGGTGTAGGTACAAGTGAGGTAACACTAAGAACAGCAAACTCAGATGACGCTATAGTTGGGATCATGGTAGCAAATGTAACCTCCTCGCAGATTACGGTTGAGGTATACATCAACGATAGTTCAAACGATATTCATCTAATTAAGGATGCACCCATACCTGCGGGATCAGCACTACAAATATTAGACGGTGGAGCAAAGGTTGTAATGCAGTCTGGTGATGCACTAAAAGTAAAAAGCAATACGGCAAGCAGTGCAGATGTTTGGGTTTCTGTGGTTGATGCAATTAGCACATAGGAGGGATTATGCCATATATTGGTAGTCAAGTTGGTTCTAGTTTTTCATCAAGACCTGCTACGCAGGAGTTTAACGGAGATGGCTCTACAACGGTCTTTACATTAAACCAGACTGTTGCTCAAGAGGACATCGTAGTGAGTGTTGACGGTGTAATACAAGAGAGTGTAGACGCATTTACAGTGCCAAATGGAACAAACCTTACATTTACAGAAGCTCCCTCAAGTGGCACAGGTAATATATTTGTAATTTATCTTGGTGCAACGGACACAAGTATTACGATACCAACTCAGAACAAAGGCACGTTTAAGAACGGTGGTATGTTTAGGACTAATGCTCAGACACTTGATGTGAATACAACTATAGAGGCTACAGAAAATGCTAACGTCACAGGTCCGTTGACAATAGCAAGTGGTATAACACTTACGATTAATTCTGGAGGAAACGTAGCAATACTATGAGCAATCTTCTAGTACAAAATATAAAGCATACGAATAATACTACGGCTCAGACTATAGATACGTCAGGTAGAACCACTGTATCTATTATGAATAATGATACCACCTATCGTTCTGATGGTGGAGCAGTTACACAGAATCTTGTGCAGGGTTTGGCAAAGGCGTGGGCAACTAAAATACAGGATGGTACATCTCTTCTTGATTCATTCAACGTGAGTTCTATTGATGATGATGGCACAGGAGATTATGGCTTAAATTTTACAAATGCTTTTAACAATGTGAATTATGTACCTAATCAAAATGTAAGGAGTCAGATTGCAGCAGCAAACTCACATGGTCGAAGTTCTGGCGTAGAAACCTGTAACACTACATCAGCAGAGTGTCAGAATTGGTATGGAGGTGCTTTTTCAAATGCCACGTTCTATGATTGGGAAACTAGACATACTTTTTTCGGAGACTTGGCATAATGGCAACCCTCAAAACAAACACACTCACAGGCACATCAACAGCAGGGTCTATTGCCGTCACAGGAGAGGGTAACTCTACAACTACCAACTTACAGCAGGGGTTGGCAAAATTATGGACTGCTTTTGATGGAGAATCAACTGTAACTACGTTTGATTCTTTTAATCAAAGTAGCGTTACAGATGACTCTACTGGTTCTTACATTATAAATTTTAACAATAATATGTCTAATAATGATTATTCTCACCTTGTTTCGACTAGTAGAAGTACTAATACTTCACAAGTGGGGGGTTTTCTTGGAAATAGTGGAGACTCAAATGCACCAACAACTTCAGCTTATAAGGTAGTAGAGATAGCAGGGTCAACATTCTATGATGTAGACCTTGTTGCAAGCGTAGCACACGGAGACTTAGCATGAGTACACTAAGAACAAATGCCCTAGAGGGAATGGACGCAAAGAACAGCATCACTATTGTTGCAGGTGCAGGGAATGTTACCACTACGAATGTGCAATTAGGTTTGGCTAAAGTAGGATGCAGATTTGATACAGACAGTAGTACATCTATAACAGATTCATTTAATGTAAGCAGTATTGGTGATGGAGGAACAGGACAAGCAGGGCTAAATTTAACAAATGCTTTTTCAGGAGTCACATTTATTGCAACAGCATTGGGGGATGATGGGGAGCAAGTTGTTTTTCATAGAGCAAATAGTGGTAATAGCACTACAGAAATAGGAATAGCTAATTACGCACAAGACTCTAATGCTTTTGCAGATTCTGATATACAACACGCCATAGCACACGGAGATTTAGCATGACACCAGAATTTCAAGGAACACATTTATGGGATAGACTAGGGTGGGCTAAAGAAAACCTAGAGCCGTACAGAAGTGAATATTGCATTGTATGGGAAGACCCTGACAACCTAGATGAACCTGCAAAGATAACACACCCTGACCCTAACTGGATGGCGTGTGCATTGAATGGTGGCATTTTACCTCCAGTTTGGGTATATTGGGAACTCAAGAAGGATGAAGCAAAGCCTGACTTTGTAAAGCATACACGAGGGTATCTATTGCATAACACTGAGCCAGTAAAGGCTATGACAGAAGAAGAAGCAATAGAGTATCTCATACAGAAAGATATACCTGAAAGGGTATGGAGAGATTATGAGCAAGCAAATAGAAAGCGTTTGCTTATAGTTAAGAAGGAGCAGTTACCGTCACATCGAACATGGCGTAACGCTTGGAAAATAGATCAACAAGTGGCATAGGAGATACAATGACCAAAACATTTATAACAGATAAGGATGGGGCAACCATAGATGCGTCTACTGCAACTGTGCCATCTGACAGACATTTTAGAGGTGCATGGAAGCTCAGTGGTTCTGTGATATCCGAAGATATGACGGAGGCTAAAAAGATATTTAAAGACAAGATCAGAGAAGTCAGAAAGCCCTTGTTGGAAGCAGAAGATGTAACCTACATGAAAGCACTAGAAGCTGATGACGCATCGGCTAAAACAGCATCGGTAAACAAGAAGAAAGCATTGAGAGATGCCCCTGCTGCAAAGGCTATAGATGATGCAGACACAATAGCTAAACTAAAAGCAGCTTGGGATACAAGCACATTGGGTGACAGCCCTTACGCATGAGGTAAATAAATGGCGTTAACTAAAATTAGAGGAGCAGGAGCAGAGGGTCTTACATTATCAAGTACGGCTCTTACAGTAGCTAATGGTCTGACTCTTACAGATGGTAACATAGCATTAGCAAGTGGTCATGGTGTAAGTTTTGCCTCTACGAGTGATTTGAGTGGTATGGCATCTGAATTATTTGATGACTATGAAGAGGGTGATTTTACCCCAACAATGACTCCAAGTAGTTCAGGTTCAATAAATTTAGCCAATAATGTTGATAGATTATCTTATACAAAAGTTGGACGCTTAGTTCACATTCATGGATTGTTAGAAACAACATCTAAAAGTAGTCCAGTAGGAAATCAAATTAACATTGCAACCTTACCTTTTACTCCTGTTGATGCTACAGAATATGCAGGTCGAGGAGGGGGAGGTATATCATGTTCAAATGTAGCAGGAAATTCAGGTTTTACTGTGCAACCTTACTATATTTTAGAAGGTGCTGCTGTTATTTATTTAAGACTTGATGCGTCAACATTACATCCAGGTGGTTCACCTGCTTATAGTCAGTTTTATTTTGACATTACTTATGTCACATCATAATCCACTGCATAGCTTTGGGTTGGACAGTCCATTAACCAAAAAGGAGATAAAAAATTGGCAATAACAAAAGAAACAAAAGAAGATAAATGGGAGATAGTGGGTGACTTCAAACAAATACAGGTGAGGACAGCTACAATAATAAAAGAGGACGGTGTTGAAATATCACGTTCATTTCATCGCCATGTAGTATCACCAAACGATGACAGCACAAACGAAAGTGCAGATGTAAAAGCGATGGTGGCACAGTTTCATACAGATGCAGTTAAGAAAGCATACGCTGACCATTTAGCAAAGGAAGTATAATGCCCTACATAGGAAAAGCACCAAATCAAGGCGTTAGAACACGCTTTATATACCAAGCCACAGCAGGGCAGACATCTTTCTCTGGTTCGGATGCTAATTCCAACACGCTTACATATTCAGATGGTGAGTATGTCGATGTATATCAAAATGGAATATTACTCAAGCCTGCCACAGACTACACCTCCACAACAGGCACGACAGTAGTTTTAGTTACAGGTGCATCCGTCAACGATGTTGTCGAGATAGTGGTATATGATGCGTTTAGCATAGCCAACAGCTACACCAAGTCTGAGTCTGATACACGGTATCCCTTCTTAGGTAACGACAGCATCATACGAACCAATGGTCAGACAATCAGTGCTGACATAACAATCAGTAGCACAACCAATGCTTTATCAGCAGGACCTATTACAGTCGGTGCATCAGCAACGCTTACAGTTAATGGATTTTACACAATATTATGACAAGTGAACTTAGAGTAGATAATTTAAAAGGTAGCACCACAGGTGGCAGTATAAATGTCTTGGGTGAAGGTACATCTGCGACTACTAATTTACAGCAGGGTTTAGCTAAAGTATGGGTACAATTTGATGGTCAGGCAAGTGGAGCAGCATCTAGGGATTCATTAAATGTAGGTAGTATGACAGATAACGGAACTGGAAACTATAATGTTAATTTTTCAAATGTTATGGCAAATAATGATTATGCAAGTGCAGGTATAGGTAATACTCAAGCAATAACATCTGAAACTGTTGCTACTTTTACTATACAACTTTTATCTGCAAACGCTTCTGGTTCATTATCAGATGTCACTATAATGGCAACATCAGTATTAGGAGATTTAGCATAATGGCAAGTGAAATAAAAGTAGATACAATAGTCAATGCAGGGGGAGATAATGACACTGGTATTGACCTTGCGACTAATGACAACATTAAGTTTAACATAGCAGGTAGTCAGAAAGCTATAATAGAGAGTAACGGTAGATTAGGTATTGGAACGAGTTCTCCTAGTGTACCTTTGCATGTGGTTTCAAGTACAACACAAACAAACGATTCTACTCCTGCACTTACAGTAGAAACACAAGGACACGCTCAAATTCGTCTAAATGGTGATGGAAACCAGTTTGCTATAATGGCTCTTGATAGTTCAGTCGCTGGTGACCATTTTATTATTTACGATAAAAACAATTCTGCTGAACGTGTCAGGCTGACATCAACTGGAGATTTATTAATTGGGAAAACTTCTACTAGCTCCACTGTTTCAGGGATTCACATAGGAACAGAAAAGCTTACAGCCACTAGAAGTGGTGGCCCATGTGGTGCTTTTGTTAGAACAGGCTCAGATGGTAGTGTCGTGGACATACAAAACGATAGCTCCACGGTTGGAAGTATTTCAGTTAGTGGCTCATCAACAGCCTACAACACATCTTCAGACTACAGACTAAAAGAAAATGTAGTTACAGATTGGGATGCAACATCAAGATTAAAACAACTCAAGCCATCACGCTTTAACTTCATAGCAGACGCAGACACAACAGTTGATGGTTTCTTAGCACACGAAGCACAGTCTGTAGTGCCAGAAGCTGTAGTGGGCGAAAAAGATGCAGTTGATAAAGACGGCAATATTCAGCCACAAGGGATAGATCAAAGCAAACTTGTGCCACTTCTTACAAAAGCCTTACAAGAAGCGATGGCTCGCATTGAAACGCTTGAAGCCAAAGTAACAGCACTGGAGTCTAAGTAATGGCATCAACACTTAAAATAAATACACTAACAGGTGTCACCACAGCAGGGTCAATCGCTGTGACAGGCGAAGGGAATAGCACCACGACTAATCTGCAACAGGGGTTGGCTAAGTCTTGGGTTAATTTTAATGGGACTGGAACTATTGCAAGTAGAGACAGTTTTAATGTATCAAGTCTTACCGACAATGGAACTGGTGACTACACAATAAATCTTAACTCTAGTTTTTCAGCAGTTGATTATACAGGAACAACAGGCAGCTCATGGGACACTGTGACAAGCGGAGTTTTAAATTTTAATAGGGCAGTAGGTAGTTCTAGTTACAGCACGACATCTACATTTAGAGCGCAGAATGTTGTGGTGGACAGTACGACAAACAGAACTGGACTAGATGTAGACTACCTATATGCGGCATTTCACGGAGATTTAGCATGAGCAAAGCAGCAGAATTAGCAAACTTAATAGGCAACATCAACGCAGGTGGTGGTGGAGCAAACAGGAATGCTATAATTAATGGTGCAATGAACGTGTCTGCCAGAGGAACGAGCTTTGCTAGTGTATCAACTGGAACGTATACTCTAGATAGATTTAAAAGAGATTTCAGCCATGATGGAAATGTTACCATTACACAAGATAGCTCTGCACCTGAGGGTTTTGCAAATAGTTTGAAGGTAGATGTAACAACTGCTGACACTAGTCTTGCAGCAGGACAATATGAAAACATAGCACATATAATAGAAGCTCAAAATTTACAGAACCTAGCCTTTGGTACAAGTGACGCAAAGAACATTACAGTATCGTTTTATGTAAAATCAAATAAGACAGGAACATATGCTTTTAATATTTCTCAGTCAGATAATTCAAGTAAACAAGCAACTTTGAATTACACTATTAACTCTGCTAATACTTGGGAAAGAAAATCATTAACTTTTACTGGCGACACAAGTGGAGTTATAAATGATGACAATGGAAGAGGTTTGCACCTTGTTTGGTTTCTAGCAGCAGGTAGTACTTATAACTCTGGTTCAGCAAGTGCAACATTTCAAACATACGATAATGCTGACTACGCAGCAGGTCAGGCTGTTAATGTACTAGATAGCACAGATAATACATGGTTTCTCACAGGCTGTCAGTTAGAAGTAGGGCAGAACGCAACAGAATTTGAGCATATTAATAATTTTGGAGAAGAGTTGGCTAAATGCGAAAGATATTTTGCAGTATATGGTGAGAACACTGCAAATGGACACGTTGCTAGTGGCTATTATCATTCAACTACACAACTTAGATGTCATATGCCTTATAGACAAAAGATGAGAGCAGCACCTACTGGAACTATTAATAATGTAGGAAGTTTTTTTGTACAGGACGGAGGGGCAACTCAGGGACCTTCAGCTATAACTATAGATGAAAATATTGATACAGCACTGTTAATAGTCACAACTAGTTCAAGAACAGCAGGTAATGGAGGTGCGTTGTTAAGTGGCACTAACTCATCAATTTTTATGGAAGCAGAACTATGATTATAACATCAGCTCAATATAGAGAAGTAATAGAAGGGTATACATCAACTATCAAAGCAATTATTGATGGAAAAGAAATGTTTGTACCCACAGACCCTAACAACAGACACTACGCAGAAATACTAAAACAAGTAAAGGAAGGCACATTAACTATTAAGGACGCTGACTAATGCTTGGCTTTAATGCTATATCGGAAGTCTCTATTGCCGAACTTCCCGGTGCTTTCGTACCGCTTTCAGGGGTAAACGGAACATCTGTTGTAGGTTCCGTCACAACAGAGGGGCAAGGTGCAGCAGATGTTATCGGTGTTGCAGGAACCACGAGTTTAGGCTCTATAGCAATTACAGGTGATGCAAACGTGGCCTTATCTGGAATTTCTGCTACACTTTCATTAACATCTGTTATAGTATGGGGTAAGATTATTCCTGCTCCGGGAACGTCTTACACGGCTATAACGCCATCGAGCAGCCCAACGTGGACAGAAAAAACCACGGGTGTCTCGCAGACTTGGACAGAAGTAGCATAAGAGGTAAGATATGGGATCAACATATACAGATAATGGTGGTATAGAAAAGATCGGTCTTGGGGAACAAGCCGGTGCTTGGGGCACCACAACAAATAATAACTTTGACATTGTAGACAGACTTATAAACGGTGTGGGTACTATAACCTTGTCTGGTACAACACATACTCTAACAACAAGTGACGGTAGCTTATCGGATGGGATGTTTAAGGTTTTAGTTCTATCCGGATCGCCCTCAGGTACAAACACTGTTACTATTGAGCCAAACAATGCAGATAAATTGTACTTTATAAAAAATAGTTCGGGTCAATCTGCAATTATAAAGCAAGGGTCTGGAGCTACTGTAACAATAGCTAATGGAAGTGACGCTGTGGTTTTTGCAGATGGTGCAGGATCAGGAGCAGCCGTTACAGAAATCAAACCAAGCACGGCTGACGCTAGTGTTCTCACTGCTACTTTAGCAGATAGTGCCGTTACTACTGCTAAGATAGCCGACGATGCGGTCACAGCAGCTAAGATAGCCGACGATGCGGTGGGTGCTGACGCGGTGGCAGATAACTCTATTGGTGCCGCCGCAATAAATATATCAGGAAATGGTACATCGGGTCAGGCAGTTGTATCTGACGGGGATGGCAGTTTTAGTTACGAGTCTAACATTGTTCCTTCCGGTGCATTGATGCCTTTTGCAGGCGCTTCTGCTCCTACAGGATTTTTATTGTGTCACGGTCAGGCTGTCTCAAGAACTACTTACGCAACTCTTTTTTCTGCAATAAGTACAACTTACGGTACAGGTGATGGCTCATCAACCTTCAACTTACCAGATTTACGCGGTAGAGTTATTGCAGGTCAAGATGATATGGGCGGAGCATCAGCAAATAGACTTACGAATCAAACGGGAGGTCTTAATGGAGACACTTTAGGAGCCGCAGGGGGGTCTGAAACACATACATTAACAACCGCGCAGTTAGCGTCGCACACGCATAGTTTTAGTGATACAGACAGTATTACGGCTATGACGTTTTTAAGTGATGGTTTAGGGGTTAACAGAGGAGGTAGTGGCCAAAGTTCATCAAGCAACTCTATCTCCGTGTCGATTAGCGGAACTACGGGTAGCACAGGTAGTGGATCGGCACACAACAACGTACAACCTACAATGGTTTTAAATTATATTATAAAGACATAAGAAAGTTTCATGCCTTTAACTGCTCTTAAATTTAAACCCGGTATCAACAGAGAATCAACGTCCTATTCAAACGAAGGCGGTTGGTTTAATGGTGATAAGATACGCTTTCGGTTTGGTAATGTAGAAAAGATAGGCGGATGGTCCACGTACAGTGACAATACTTTCTTGGGAAGTTGTCGTGCTTTGTTTAGTTGGGTGGCTTTAGATGCCTCTAAATTTTTAGGCATAGGCACAAATTTAAAATATTATATCGCGAATGGGGGTCAGTATAACGATATTACTCCGGTGCGATCTACAACGGGTGCAGGGGATGTCACGTTTTCCGCTACAAATGGTAGCTCTGTAATTACGGTAACGGATTCTGACCATGGGGCCGTACTAAATGATTTTGTAACTTTTACAGCAGCCGCTTCTTTAGGGGGTAATGTTACGGCTGCAATATTAAATGCAGAGCATCAAATCACAGGAATAATTAACAATAACAGCTACACTATCTTAGTCAGTGTTACTGCTAGTGGTTCGGACTCGGGTAATGGTGGCAGCTCTACGGTGGGCGCTTATCAGGTAAACACGGGCCTCGACACAAACTTCTTTGGCACAGGTTGGGGTGCCGGTGTGTGGAATGGTGTAGACACCGATGAATTGACTACAACAATAGCAGAAGATCTCACTAATTCTGAAACGGATGTAACCGTAGCTAGTGCAACAGGTATCTCTACGTCTGATGTGATAGATGTGGCAGGAGAGCTTATGTTGGTCACGGGCATATCAAGTAATGATCTAACGGTAACAAGAGGACACGGCGGTACAACCGCCGTGGCGCATTCTAGTGGCGAGCTTGTGCGATTAGTGTCAGGTAATGCAACAGCCGCCGATGACACGGTGACTTTGATAAATGATGGTAGTGGCTTATCGGCCACAGCTACCACTGTGACTGTAGACTCAGCGGCAAGCTTTACAACCACGGGTTACATAAAAATAAATGACGAGATTATTGAATACACAGGCAAGACTTCTACCACGTTTACAGGTTTGATCCGTGGTTCATTAAGCACGACAGCGACAACACACTCTGACAATGATGCTGTAATAGAAGCAGCTTTTGGTTGGGGTATGCCGGCAGAGGGCACAATATCGGGGGCTGTTTTAACAAACTGGACACACGATAACTTTGGCGAGGACCTGCTGTTAAATATTAAGAATGGCGGTATATTCTATTGGGATCGGACCTCGGGCACCTCAACACGGGCCGTGGCCCTTTCATCGTTATCCGGATCTAATCTAGCCCCAACGGTTGCAAAACAGATTATGGTATCGGATCAAGACCGTCATGTTATAGCGTTTGGCTGTGACGGCGAGACGTCAATCGGGACACAGGACCCACTGCTTATACGCTTTGGATCACAGGAAAGTTTACTTGATTTTCAGACATCCCCCACAAACACAGCGGGAGAGCTTCGAATATCTACGGGTTCGGAGATTGTGGTGGCTATACAAACCAAGCAACAAATACTGGTATTTACAGATGTCTCCCTTCACGGTATGCAGTTCTTGGGGCCACCATTTACTTTTGGTCTAACTGAGATATCACGAAATATTACAATAGCAAGTCCAAACGCAGCCGTTGCTGTGAATGACTTTGTATTCTGGATGGGTTCCAAAGAGTTCTATGTATACGGTGGTACGGTGCAACGATTACCCTGTACTGTGTTGGATTATGTATTTAGTGATTTTAACCGGGACCAGATAGGTAAGGTATATTCAGGTCACAACAGCTCTTATGGTGAAGTATGGTGGTTCTACCCATCAAAAAACAGCACAACAAATGATCGTTATGTTATATACAACTATCAAGAGAAGCTTTGGTACTTTGGAACTTTAAACCGCACCGCATGGGTGGATCGTGGTATTAACCAATACCCAATAGCTGCAAGCACAGATAACAAGTTATATTACCACGAGTTCGGGCAGGACGATGGTAGCACTAATCCTCCTTCTGCTATATCAGCCAACATAGAGTCAAGCCAAATGGACATAGGCGACGGTGACAAATTCACTCTAGTACGGCGTGTTCTGCCCGATATCACATTTAGAGACAGCACAAACGAGACACCACGGGTCAATATGGTTGTGAAGACACGTAATTTTCCGGGGGTCACGTTTAACGAAACGTCAAGTAATCAAGTAGCGCAGTCTGTATCCACACCTGTAGAGTTGTTTACAGAGCAGCTTCATGTACGGCTACGCGGTCGATCTTTTGCTTTTCGGGTTGAAAGTGACGTCACTGGCGTTATGTGGAGACTAGGCACACCAAGACTTGATGTTAGACCAGATGGACGTAGATAATGAGCACACGTAACATACCGGCCCCATTTTTTCCTTATCCGCCACAGCAATACGATCCAACCTACTTCTCTGACATAGTAAGATCCTTTGCTTTGTTTGTCGAACAACAGCGCAATCCGGGCGAATCACGGGCCACGAAACTGACTTTTACGAACTTACCATCGGGTAATGACAAAGATTTAGAGAACGGCGCCTTGTTTGAGGTTGACGGATTTGTTAAGATAAGTAAGGTGGACCGACCACATTGCGCTAGTAATTCTGCCACAAGTGGGTTAGGATCAGTAACAGTAACAA